ATACAACTTCTGATAGAAGGTTAAAAGAAAATATTGTTGATATAAAAGATGCTTTATTAACATTATTAAAATTAAAACCAAAAGAATATAACTGGAAATCAGATAAAAACAAAGTATCTGAACATGGTTTTATTGCACAGGATTTGTTAGAAGATAAACTGTGTGAATATGCTGTGGCCTATTCAGAAAAAGAAGATTCTTACGGTATGGATTATGGAAGGCTTACTGCTATAACTATTGCAGCAATACAAGAACTTGCTGGTAAAGTGTCAGACCTCGAAGCTAAGTTAGGTTAAGACTACTGACATATTGACACCTATGTATATAATTAGTTAAATACATTATTTTTATGTCCACAACGAATCCACAGGAAGAGATTACAAAGCTTGAACAACAATTAAAGAAAACTCAAGACGATTATTTATATGCAGAGAATCAAATGAAAAGTGCAACACAAACAATGGATAATTGCAAAAATACAATTATTGCTATACAAGCAGCAATAGATACACACAAGAAATATATACCAAAACAAGAAATTACATCAGGACAACCTGCCAGTTGGTCAGAAGCAGGGTAAAATAAAATAAAAAGGTAATTATGGCTGATCCAACTTATACCTATACTTGGGGCTTTCAAGGTAGTAAAGCACTTGAATATAATAGTGCTGACCCTGATAAAGGTTTAGTAACTACTGTTCATTGGAACTGCACTTGCACATCTTCTGATGGTTATACATCATATATTTATGGTGCGGAAGGATTTGAAAAAGGTAGTTCAATGACAGCTTTCGATGATTTAACAAAAGATACTGTTATTGGTTGGATTAAAACAAAACTTGGTTCTGATGATGTAACAGCAAAGGAAGCTGCATTAAAAGCAGATATTGTTTCACAAAGAACACCTAGTACAATAAGTGGACAACCCTCAAGCTGGACTAGTTAAATGGCAACTCCTGGAACGTATAATTTAACGCTCCAAAGAAGAGCAGATCATTCCTTTGACGTAAATCTAAAAGATAGTAATAATGCCAATGAAAATTTAACAGGAAAAACTATTTTATCTCAAATATGGAACGAAAGTAGAACGACAAAATTAGCAGATGCGACTATTACAGTGACAGATGCTACTGGTGCTAATGCACAGATACCGCAGAAAGTTATAATAGTAACAGGTACTAATGCTTTTGCGAACGCATCTCTCATGTTAAATAAAATCTCATCTGTTTTATCTATTTTATCCTTTATCATTAGCGTCACAACTATTGCTGCTGGATATGCAGGTTATCGTTACATAACAAGTCCACAATTTGAAGCAATGATGATGGAAAAGGTTATGGAAGGTGTAAGTAAGATATTACCTAATCAGATCGAAAAGAAAATGCCAAAAGTAACTGGCCCTATGTTGCCTTTATGATATTTGGTTTTTTTAAGAAACTAATTAAATATTACATAGATAAATTAATTCATTGGCTGCGTATGCAGAAGTTTAATTTAGAACTTGATAATGAGATAAAAAAATATCACGATAGTTTTGAGAAAAAAGAAAAACCTAAAATAAAAGAAGTTGGAAAGTTTGGAGAAGATGGCTGGTCTATTTCTATTGGTGATATAGATGACGAAGATTCCAAAAATTGAAATAAAAGAGGTTTACGTTCCAAAGATTAGAACATGGGAAGTGCAGCCACCAATATTAGATTTAATTACTAAACCAGTTGTTGACATTCCAGGGTGTGTTGATGCTCATAGAAATAATTTAACAGGACTTATAAATGAAGATGAACTAGGCACGTATCAAGCCTGTGGTACGTTTAATATCCCTAGTTTTGAACCACTTGAATATAACCCTGCTGATTTCCAATACACTGCACCAGAAAAGCAACAGGACCAACAACAAGAGCAACCTCCACAACAAAAACCTCAGATAACACAAAAGAAAAAAGATGAAAAATTAAAAATACCACCCTGTCCTAGTAACAAAGAGCAAAAAATCGGCGATTTTCGTAACGATAAAAAGTTGGAACGTGTTATTGGCTATGAAAGAGGGCAAAATGGGATTGAATGTATCACTTTGTATGAAGACGTACCGTTCATCTCCCAATACATTCCAAGTTTTAAGCAGTTTACTGGTGTTTTTAGTCTTGCTTTGGTCGGCTGTTCTGCTCCGATCATTCTTAATTTAGTAAAACCAGTAGTAAAAAATGTAATAAAGAAACTGACAAAGAAGAAAGATAAGGTAGAATAGATATTAGCAAAAGAACTCTTAACCAAAGCTAACACTCAATAGTTAAGGGCGAGCTTTTGCTTCTTTAGACAAGTGAAAACCCGTAGCTTGTCTACTCTAATTTATGAGTGTGCGGTAATACTTGATTCATCTTTTCAGTAACTATTACATCCTTACATAAATCATGGTAAGGGCTATCTGTAGCAAATGATATTCCCTTAATTTTTAACTCTCCGCAATTTTTAAGCCTTGCTAATTCGTAGTTAAGCCGTTCCTTAGATAATATCTGACTTTGTATTTTTTCTTGGGTCGTAGCACTTTTCAAGCAAGCGTCTTGAAATCTATTGTCTAACGGAAAGGTAAAAGTCAATGCTGCACCAAAGTTAATACCAAGACTATCTTTGTTATTACTGTAGTTTTCTTGATAATACAGAATATCACCTGGATTTATTAAATTACCATCTTCATCAACACTTGGATCGTACACTGGTGTCATATATGTATAGTCCTGTGGTCGCTTTTGATTGAACGAAGTGGTAACAAATGGGCTAAATGACATTTGTGGGCCTTGGCATCTAATACCATTTCCGTAATGATTTTCTATTGTGTTACCTTGTAAAACCTGCGTTGCAAAATTAGAAACAGATCCACTGGCAGAAGCAGAGGGAGCAGCAGTATTTGAGGTGTTAGCTAATACAGGATTACCTAAGAGACTTATTGCGAGAATATAGTTGTGGTATCCGTTACGCTTTGAGATTCTATAGTGCGTGTTACGTCTGTTATAGATTCCAATCCAGGTGGTGTGTAAACTTCTGTAAATTGAAAAGCATCTCCTTTTACTGTCTGTGTCCAGTTTGGTTTTTCTCCTAAATCTAAACCTGTCCATGTGTAAGTCGTACCATTTATATTTTCAGTGACAGTTGCATTTGGAGCAGAGATAGTTGTTCCATCATGTTCGATACCTGATCCTGTAACTGAATATGTGTACCCAGAATTATAGTTTGATGTTCGTATAGTCTCTGTAATATTTGTTGTGGTTTCAGTTCTTGAAGTGGAGCTACCCTGAGTGAAGTTAGGAACCACAGGCACAGCGTAGATAGGGCTAGATATAAGAAAAACAAACGGAAGTGTCCTCCACATCAGTCAATGGTTAAATCAGTAACAAACGATCCAGTAAGCGTAACACCTGTACCAGTTCCAGGAGTTAGGGTAATTGTATGATTATCTAAACCAATATCTGCTGTACCAACACTTGCTGACTCAGTTGAGGTGATATTTGAAAAGTTTGGTATCTCACCAACTGTAGCTGCTGCTGAAGGTGTGGCATCCCCTTCAACGTAGCTAGTGGCATATGAGAAGGCTGACCCTGCACTTGATTGAGAAACTGAATCTGGAAATGTAATTGATGGTACGCCATCTGTGGTGGTTCCAAAGCCACCAATACTATTTGCATCATCAGAATCAAGTGTAGTTACACCGCTACCTGAGATACTGTATGAACTGGAAACTTTTTCGGCAATACTGCCAGCCGATACTGCTTCAAGTTGTACTGAAGAAGAAATTGAATGACTTATGCCACCAGCATAAGAAGCTGGGATACCAGTAAGTAACAAAAGTGGAAGTAGTTTTTTCATTTAATACCTACTTTGGAGTTCTTATTATCTACTATAGTATCTTTTTTCTTTTTTATCGTAAACCCTAGTGATGCAGTACTAGCTGAAAAAATACTAGCAATAAATGTCGGGTCGAAATCTACGATCTTTTTACCAGATGGCGGTTCGTAATAAGACAGGCTGAGTAGTGTTGCAGACCAAAGAAGTACACAGACTTTAACAATGGTTTCGACTTTACTTGGTTCTTGATCTTCCATAG